AGTAATTCACTTTGTTCCATTTCTAATTTCTGAGCATCTAAGATTGCTTTTGCATTATCCTGCATTGCTTTTAATTGTAGTTTTTGTTTTTCTAATTCTACTTTTGCTTGTTCTAATGCTACCATTTGCTGTTCAGGAGACTGTGCTTGTCCCATTGCTTGGTTAGCATTAAGTACTTCTTGAGCAGCTTCAGCCATTGCACCTTGTACGACAGCAGGATTCTGTGCATCTTGTGGTCCAACATTCTGTTGTAGTTTTTGTTGTGTCAGTCCATTGATTTGTTCTTGATATTTCATTACAGAATGTTCTTGAATATTAGCAGCAAGTACTGGCTGTAGTTTTTGCATAATAGGACTTGCTCCATTTTGTGGATCATTTAGATATGCCATCTTTACTTGAATATGTGCCTGATGATCTTGACCTGGAAAAGCTGCAATAGGCATCCCTTTAGAAGCTGCTAAGATATCCGATACTGGATCCATAGGCTGTGCTTCTGGTTTAGGTGGTAAGATTTCATCTATATTTGGCATATTAGCTGCATTTAATATAGTTCTATTTAATGCTTCTATATTAAACATTCCTGGAGGAGACTGTTGTGCCATCTGTAATGCCATCTGTGATAACATTAATCTATGAGCATTAGATGGAATATTAGGATCACTTACAGGAATAACATCTATCTTTCCATCGAAATCCTGTTTGAAGATACTTCTATCTACCATAGGAACATCATATGGATATTCATTTGGTAGATAATCAAAATCTATTTCAGCTAAGATTCTAAATTCATCTTTTTGTGATTTATGTAATCGTTTGTGAATGGCACTGAAAAATTTACTGGATGCTTCTAGCAATGCCATCGTAGTTCCTACAGGTCCATAGTTTGCTCCATCAGCAACAATTTGTTCTGTGCTGTCTGCAAACTTCTGTCCTGCTGCAGTCATAAATCCCAGCATTTGAAATAAGGTTCCTGAAGGTTCTTTATATGGAAGAGGTACAATAGCTTTTGATAAGTCTGTTCCTAGAGCTTCTATTTCTTTAAATTCACCTGGAGCAACAGGTTCATTATCACCAACCATGCGTACTCCTTTAGCTTTAAATCCACCTGGAAGGTTGGCAAATTGTCCTGCATCTACTAAGCTACGCATTGCTGCTGTTGCTGTCATAGTAATATTACCTAAGAAATGCATTAATCCTAGACCATAGAAATTAAAACCAGGAACAAAACGGTAATGAACAAAATGCATTTTCTTCTGTTTTGTTGGATCATCTGGTCGATAATTTCTACGTATACTTAATACTTTTTTAGATTGCTCTTCGATAGTAACAACGTATGGAAGAGATTCTCCTTCTTCACTATCGTTATCTTTGATATCTAAATAACAATGCTGTTCTAATAATGTATATTGTGGATCTACGTTAGAAGTAGGAGATATTCCCATAATCGTATCCATCTTCTCAGCCAGTGGTGTAGTATTTGGTTCGGTAGGCATTGGTAAATCTAAATCTAGATATACTTCATTTCTAATTTCGTTAGCTAAGTCAACAGGATTCCGATAAATAACATGGGTATATCGTTCTGCTTTTTGTAGATTACTGGCGTAGTAGGAAACATAGAACTGATCAATAGGAACAAATTCTGAACAAGGACGTTTTAATGTTGCATCGTAATATATTTTTTTGAAAGCAGAACCAATAAGAGGAAGATGGAACAACATTCTTTCAAACTCATCAAAGTATTCAGGCATCTGTTCTGTTAACTGATAATTTAAAAAGTTCTGAACTCTATTTGCCTGTAATTCTTTTTCAGGAGACATTGCTCCTAAGACCTGTGCTTTGACAGGACCATTAGAAGGAAACAATTCCTGTGAAGCTTTTGATTGAAACTTAACGGCAGATTCAATAAGAAGAGGATGAACTGCTGTACACGCACCTTCAAAGGGTTCGGATGTTTCCTGTATTTTTAGACCAAGAAGATCGAAGCCTCTTTCAAACATGGCTTCCCATTCTCCACGAGAATCTTTATCGGCAATATAATTATCGTGTATAGTTATACCAATATTAACAAGAGTTTCGTCATCTATCTTTTCTGCTAAATTTTTATACCATTCTCCAACTTTATCGGAAGCACCCATTTCAATGGTTTCTTCTTCCGTAGAAAAATCAACCGTAAGTCCCCCATCAGGCTCTACTTCAAAGGTAGGTCCTTCTTGTCTTCGTTCTGTCAGGGAAATTACGTTTGGTGTTTGCTGTTCTAAAATTTGTTCAAATGGATTACGTTCTGTTGCCATAGTTATAGTACTCCTTGTCCTATATTATACACCTATATTCTCCAGTATGCAACTCTTTTTTTCATTGGTTTATCATCGTCCCATTCGGGATCTTCAGGATGCGACAAATGCCACGATTCTTTCATGTAATGTACTGCCATTGTTAAGGCATCTACTTGGTCATCGTGTGCTCCATGAGGAAACTGCAGCATCTCAGTTAGTAGCTCATCAGCCCATTTTTTTTGTCGAGGAATCCATACTCGACCTGCTTCTAACATAGGAGATGCTGCATATACTCTGGATATTTTATCTTTATCAGGGATATATTCCTGTATTGGTAATCCACTTCTTCGTAAATCTTGGATTAAAGATTGTCCTGATGCTTTCTTTTCAATGATACATACATCAGGCATATGTTTACGATACAGAACTTGGGAGATGCGTCTTAGTTCTGGATATTCAAATCGTCCTCGTACATTTCCAAGAAGAATCAGGTTAGAAGGAAATCCTTCATAACCACTTTCGTCCTGTTCGTAGTCCTGGAAGATTCCCCATGTTTGTATGACACTGAAATCAGCGTTAGTACTAGTAGAAAATGCTGTATCTAGAGTTTGAATAATAAAATCACATGTAGGAGGTTCGTCATATTCCCACCACTGTATCCAATTTTTCTTTATGATACCACCTTCTTCAGGTGTTGGGTTCTGCATATACAGCGATTCCCAATAACGACTACCGTTAGATGCTTTTATTTCTTCTTCATCTATTTTTAATAGACGGTCTGGTTTCCATTCAGGAAAATAGGAAGAACCGACAGGTAATTTTAGTAATTCTGCTGATTGTTCGTCTATCCAGGCAGGAATTTTAATAACTTCCCAGGGAATGATAGCATATTCCGTCATATCTTCCTGTTGTTTTAGTAACCATCCACATAAATCATCGTAATGATAGCGTGTATTGATAATGAGTATAGCACCATTCGGCATAATACGTGTTCGTAGCCCTGCTGGGTACCATTCTTTGACATATTTTCGTCCTGCTTCCGAAAAAGAATCCTCTTCGGACATTACATCGTCTAATATCGCAATATGTGCTCCCCTACCTGCGATTTGGGATCGAACCCCTGCTGCGTAGTAGGTCCCTCCCTGCGTAGTTTTCCATTTCCCTGCAGCTCTAACGTCAGAGCGAAGAGAAACCCCTGTAAATATCTTTTGAAACTCCTCTGCATTAACCAAATCCCTAACAGACCGACCAAAATCAGAAGACAGTTGATCGCTGTGAGACACAGTAAGTATTTCATGTTCTGGATTCCTTCCTATATACCATGCTGGAAACAGTTTGGAACAGATAACCGACTTGGAAGAACGAGGAGGAAGAAACACCATGAGACGTTTTACCTCACCATTTTCTAATTGTCGTAGTTTTTCTGATATAACTTCGATATGTCGTCCCATTTTCCAGTCTGAAATGAGTTTTGGAGCCATCATACGCACAAAAGTTAGAAAATCCACCTTAGATCTTCGTTCTGTATGTAGTGTTAGATAGTTATGTAGGGTGTGTTGGTTAAGAAGAGGATTGATATCCACTTCATCATGTACATTTTGCTGCATCTGGGACTCCTTTGCCTTTATTATACACTATATTTTTTTAATTTGCAAGCACTTTTCTGGAAGAAAACCATCAGCTATATATAATATATATAATATATATAAGAATATGACAATAAAAAATAAAAATCATAATGA